AGGCTTCGCCTATTCACCTGGCCGTTTTTTTCCGCCAGGCGACCGCGAAAACGCGGTAAGTAAGTGCGCACGCGGCCGATATAGAGCACATGACCAAGTCCGATGACCATTCGGTCAATGAAGCCAATCGTGCGTTAGCGAAGGAATTACGCGGCGAGAAATTGAGCCGCGATGAACGCAGATTGGCGGCGCGGCTGCAGTCGAAGCAGCGACAAGAAACGATCGACGAATTCACGCAGACTTGCCCGAAGGGTGTCTACTGTGCGATGGCCGGGCGCCAGCAAAAAGTCGTCGATCAGTTGGCCCACGTTTACGGATTGCCACTGATCGGCTCGACCGTGAATCTCTTTTCAGTGGTTAAGTCGCTACACGATCTGATTGCTCGGAACTCGGGAGTGATTCGCGCGGACGGCACCGAAAACTGGCAAGAAGAAAAGCTCAAGCAGCAGATCGAAACTCTCAAGGCGCGACGGCAGCTGCTGCAAAGTGAGATCGCTCGGCGGCGCGACGAGCTGGTTTCTCGAGAGGATCTACAGCGCCGCCTGCAGTGGTTGTCTGAACGGCTGCGGCAATTCGCGACACAACTCGGCCGGCGGTACGGCCGCGAAGCTCAACAACTGGCCAATGACACCTTTGGTCAGCTCGCCGGCGAAGTAGAAGCGAAGTCACTGGATTAGGGGCCGAATGGTCGCGACTGCCTCAGCGTCGGTACTCGATCGAGATGTTGCGCGCGCTTTGCGTGATGCGCAGGCTCCGGTACCACGAACGCGTTGCGACTTTTTGGAATCGGAGATCTGGCTGCCGGACGGTCCGCGAAAGGGTGAGCAGTTTCGCTTTCGGTACCAGCCCTACACCAAGTTGTTGGTCGATGAGCTCGATCGAGACTGCTGGCCCGAAGTATTTATCACCGGTCCGTCCCAGTCCGGCAAAACTTTGATCGCGCACGTGACGCCCGTGGTCTACGCGGTCACCGAGCTGCGTCGCAATGTCGTCGTCGGGATCCCGGACGGGAAAATGGCAACCGACAAATGGCTCGTCGACTTTCGCCCGATCTTTCTCGCCTCGCCGACACTGAAAAAACTACTGCCCCGGACGGGGCCCGGCTCGCAGGGCGGGTCCGTAAAGGACTACGTTCAGCTGTCGAATGGTTGCGTCGTGCGATTCATGACGGCCGGCGGCGATGATACCGCCCGGGCCGGCTTTACGGCCGAGGGCGGAGTGTTCGTAACGGAGGCGGCGCGATGGTCGCATTCCTCCGAAACGTCCGTCGAAGCGGATCCGCTCGAGCAGCTCCGTGCTCGTATGCAGGCAACCCGCCGCCGCGATCGCCGACTGATCGTTGAAGGGACTGTCACGACAAAGCTGGAGCTGCCGTGGACCGCACAGCAGGAAAGCACTCAGTCGCAAATTGTTGCCAAGTGTCCACACTGCGGAACTTGGGTTGCTCCGGAACGCGAGCACCTCGTCGGCTGGCAGGATGCCGCCAGCGAAATAGAAGCCGCTGACCAGGCCCATTGGATCTGCCCTTCATGCGCGGACGCGATCACAGCGGGCGAGCGCGCGACCATGAACGCGCAGGCCTTACTCGTCCACCGCGGGCAGTCGGTGAAGAAAGGCAAGGTCGTCGGTGATCCACCCTTAACCGAGCGTCTGTGGTTTCGCTGGTCGATGTTTCACAACCAACTGCTCGAGGCGAGCGACATCGCCCCCGACGAGTGGAAAGCGTCCCGTCTCGAAAAAGATTCAGAGCAGCATCAAGCCGTCGAGAAAAAGCAGAGTCAGTTCGTTTGGTGTCAGCCATATGAGCCGCCCAGCCTGGTTGTCGAGGCGCTGCAAGTCGGCGACGTCTCGAAACGAGCTGCTGGCCTTCCCAAAGGCGAAACGCCCAGTGATACGAAGTGGATCACGATTGGCTGCGACATCGGCATGTATTGGTTGCATTGGGTCGCGATCGCCTGGCGAGAAAGTCGCTGCGCTCACGTTTGCGATTATGAAACGATCGCGGTGCTGAGTCGCGGCGAGGGTGAAGATGCAATCGAGCGACAAGAGGCCGTCAAAATCAAGCTGTGGAAATCTCTCGACGTGCTGTTCGAACGATGCACCATTGGCTGGCCTGGCGGCGGGAAACGCAAAGGGCCTGATCGGATCCTTATCGATGCGGGCTGGTTGGGCGATATCGTGCACGCTTGGTGCAAGGCAAAGGGATCGCCCTTTTTCCCATCGCTCGGCTTTGGTACCGCCCAGCGTGCCGGCCACGTCTATTCCCATCCGACTAAGAAAACGAACGAGATCCGCGAAATCGGCGAAGGGTATCACGTCCGCCGACATCAAAAGCACCGCACAAGCTACTTCCGCATGGATTCGGACCACTGGAAAAGCGAAGTTCAACGGGCTTTGCGCGTCGGCGCCGAGCAGCCGGGAAGTCTGTCCCTCTATCGAGATCAGCAGCACGGTCACAAAACGTACGAACGGCACTTACTGGCCGAACAAACCCGCCGGCAGTTGCACCCTAAGCATGGTTACATAGAGGTGTTCGAGAATCCGGACGGCAAGCCCAATCATTATTCCGACGCGACCTACTCGGCATTCGTTGGTGGCCATCATGCTGGCTTCCGTCTCACCGGTTACCTCGAGCCTGGTCTCGAGCTGACCGGGAATCAATCACAATCCTGGTGGAGCAAGTGATGCTACAGAAAGTTGAAGGGCCCGAATGTCCTGGCTGCGGGTGTCAACAGTCCGAGCTCGTCGGCACGTCGACACGTAAGCTCCTGCAGGGCCAGCAAGTTATTTCCCGGGAAACAGTCGAGCGGCGACAGTGCGCGTTTTGCGATCGTCGGTTCTATGTCACGACCGCCGAGCGACCCGCCAACGTGGTTTTTGTCGCTGCGGTTCGCTGTCCGCACTGTCAATCCACTGATACGAAAGTCACCAGCACGCGTGGGAATGAACGATTTCACCGCTGCCATACTTGCCAACAGCCATTCAAATCGATCGAGCGTTAGTACAGGATCTGTACTGACCTGCCCTTTTCGTGAATTTGCCTGCATCACGTCGCCGATAGACCCATTCGCATGGCGACGATCGCACAAGTTCACAGTAAAGTCGACGAAGCAGTCACGGCTATTGAGGCCGCGGACTGGTCGACCGCCAAGTCGAAGCTCTTAGCGGCAAACGCAATTCTGGCCGTTCTCCCCAGCCGTTCGGCGAAGGAAGGCCAAGAAGCAGAGTTTGACGCGAGTGCCATTGATCGACTGCTTGCTCTTGTGAACCGCGAGCTCGCCGCGTCACTGGGCGTTCAAACGAGCCTTGTCATTTACGCGAACGCCGACGACACCGACGAACAATATTAGCCCCGCCTGATTTCATCTCTCCTGCATGGTTGCATCCCACTCCATCGGATCACGCGTGCGCGCGGCTGTCCTCGCACTTTTCGGTGCGGCCAACCAGGCTGCCGCCGAACCCGTGCGTGAGATCGTCGAGTCGACCGAATCTTTTACGCTGCGGCGTTGGGAAGCAGCACGCACGGATCGGACCAACTCCGCTCATTGGAGCCGAGCAACCGGCCAGCCGATCAACTCGGATCTCGCCGGCAGTCTGAAGAACCTCCGCGCTCGCTGTACGTACGAAATCAGTAACAATCCGATCGTCGAAGGGATGATCAATTCCCACTCGATCGACGTGATCGGACCCAACGGACCCAGCCTGCAGGTCATCAGCGACAACGATACCTACAACGCAGTACTCGAAACCGAGTGGCGTCGCTTTTGGTGTCCGAACGAACTCGACATGGCCGAAGGCGCATCATTGCCGGATGCCGCCGGCCGTCTATCAGGTCCCGAGCTGCTGCGCTCATGCGTGCCACTGTGGTGGAGCAAGGGCCAGCATCTGTTGCAAATGACGTCGGCCGTGGACGTTCCGCTCGATCAAATTGCTTTGCGAATTCTGGCGATCGATCCGGATCGATTGGACACCGACCCAAAATCCTCAGGCGATCCTAACGTTGCGTTAGGCGTCCGCCGCGATCGCATTGGTCGCCCCCTGGGCTATCAAATCGCGGACGAGGAGTTCAACGGACCATTCCGACTGCTGGGCGCCAAATACACGGAATACCCGGCCGACGAAATCATTCATCAATTCGAGACGCTCGAGCCTGGCCAAGTCTGCGGTGTGCCCTGGCTCGCATCGGGTTTGCCCACCATTGCCGAGCTACGCGACTTCGACGCTAACGTCCTGCGCGCCTCAAAGCTTGCCGCCTCGCAAGGAATTGTTTGGTACACGGCGCATCCCGATGCGCCCTTCATGCTCGTCAATGACACGACGACGCTTGAACCGAATGTTGAGCGCACTGGCCCGCCTGGTTGGAAGCCACACATGGTGGATCCGAAGCAGCCGGCGGCGAACTACGTCGCGTTTCGAACCGAGCGACTTCGCGAGCTCGGCCGCGGTCGATCGATCCCGCTCATGAAAATCCTGCTCGGAAGCGAAAAACACAACTTCGCGTCCGCGCGCATGGACAACCAGAACTATCAACGCGCGTGTGAAGCGTTGCAGACCTGGACCGAGCGACAAACGCTGTGCCGGATTCTCGCGTCGTTCCTACGCGAAGCGCGATTGCTGCGCCGCGGCGGGCGATT